TTTATTAAAAAAGTGTTACTCAAATAGGACTAAATTAGTCTGATTATATTCAATTTTTTAGTGTCTTAAAAATTTTTAAACTTAAAAACTAAACTTAAACAATTAAACTAACTTGAGAAATTAATCAAATAATGCGGTAAGAGGAAAAATCCAGAGAGGTAAGAAAAATAATATAGATGACATATTTATCGTGGGTTCAGAGGTCTTTCCCCTCATTTACATTTTTATATATATTTTCTATATTCATTTACTTTCTATTTTTTTAAGTTTCGTTATAATTCTATTAGTAAAGAAAAACACAAAGGAGCTTATATGAATCTTATCAAACGCGCGTGCCTTGAGCTTGGCATAACAAAAAGAGAGCTCGCAGAGAAAATAGGTATAGCTTACACGACTTCTGTTCTCTGGACCTCAAAGAATGGCTCAATATCAAAGTGGGCGAATAAGTCTATCGCATTGCTTCTTGAAAATCACTTTCTAAAAAAAGAGTTAGAGAATATGGAGAAAGAGGGAAAGACATTCAGAGGCATAGTTCTTGATGACTTTCTTTTCTACAGAAGAAAGTATGATGAGGAAGTTAAAAAAAACGCCGAACTAGAAAAACGGGTTTCGGAGCTAGTAGCGCAAGTGGATAAACTTCAAAGAGAAAACGAGCTAATACAGCAAGGGGCGTAATACTTACTCCCCTGCAAAACGCCGACTAATTTCATCTATAGAAAAAAACTTATTTTTATCAATATCTACAAATGACTTTATATTGATCTTATTAGCCTGCCAAAAAGCATACCTTTTCTCGCCTAGTATATCTTTCGCAGTCTGCGGATTTTGCCTTAAAAAAGCTTCAAAGGATATATTTGCTTCTATCTGCTCGCCGCCTTTATCTCCGTTACTTGATCTAGTGCTATCAGAGAAATCATCGTCTTCAAAAACTCTCACTACTACCGATCTACAATTGAAGTGTCTAGGAACTGGATGTGGAATATCTTGCCTAGTCGGATATTCCTCTTTCGGATAGAGTGTATTATTCAATGCAATACAAACGGGTGTCGTTCTGGAATCAAGCGTAGAGATAGCTTTATAGCCAAGAAACGACTTACCCCCGTTCTTTAGGAAGTATTCATCAGTTTTAGTTTCAACTCGTTCCCTTAATAGTTTTTGATACGTTCTTATTGAAGTTTTGATTTGATTAACGCTATCAACTTCACATATATGAAAGACAGAATTGGCATAAGACGGGATATTGTTGTTTATAACAAAATTACTCGATAAAGTCTGCTTCAGCTTTCTCTTTACCGCATTATTTGAAGTAGTGAATAGCTCATCAAAGCTATATCCCAGTATATTGTCGTTCCTTAAATTAAAAACCTCGTCAATCATATCAAAGCTTAATCTAGCCGACAAAGATGAGGTTTTCGGAACTGACAGCCTAATGTATGTCTGAATGCAAGATAACATTTCGGATAGGACGCTTTTTTTTGTATTATCATAAAGCTCATCAAATTTTTGAAAATAATCTTTCAAAAGTGAGTTCAGTCGCTTTGCGGAGATCGATGAGTGGTTACTATTTTCAACCTCATCGTAATACTTAGTAAATAGTTCTAATAGAGTTTTTTTCATTACCTCGTGAAAATCATCGATAGAAGTATATTTCATCCGATTGAAGTATACTTCAAGATTTAATGCCCTCATAGCTTCTTGTGTCATTATAGCGATCCATTTTCTTGAGCTATTTTCTCTTTCTCAATATCATAGTCATCTATCTTAAGGATTTCGCCTCTAATTAGCGTGTCCCAAAGAGTATCTGTGCTTATATATCCTTTTGTGCGTAAATCGATGAGGTATAACACATAATCCTTAGAAAGAAGTCTTGAGTTAAAATCTTTGTTAATATTTAGTTTATAATCAATTTCAACATTCATAAAATCGCTAAACGCTTTAAAACTTTTTTCAAAAGCGTCCTCAAGAGAGTTTGCAAGCTCGATCAAAAATAGTCCGCTTTGCGTATCTGCTATTTCAGCTTCCGTCGCTGTATTGAAAGCTTGTTTTGAAAGAACAGAAAATGATATAGCTTCCATTTTGTCCTCAATTTCTTTGACATTTGCTCTTAACTCTTGTAAGCAAGATGAATCAACTTGAGCCCACTCGAACCCAAATTTGGTTTTGTCCTCAAATATAAGCGCGGTAGAGGCACCTATTGACAATCCATTTTTGACTAACTCATCAGAGCTTTTTGCTTCATTGTCAATATAAAGTAAAGGAACGGGAACACATGCTAATGACTGAATATTGTCGTAATTCGAAAGGGCGTTGTAATGTTTTAAATTAAGGAAAGCTAGATCAAGGAATGGGATTTCACTTTTGAATACGTCAGTTTTTTCTGCATAAACCGGAAAGAGAGGAATATAGCCTAATTCATTTTCAGAGCTTGATTCAAGAACATACTTACCTTTATTATCCTTTTTGTATATAGAATTACTTTGCTTATCTAGGACTATAAATCTTATCTCATAATTAAACTCAAAAGGGTTTTTATAGTTTTTGATGACGTTTTTGATAACGACTTGCTTTAGCTCAATATGCCCTTTGTTATTGATAGTATCTATCGAAACGATGTCAGTCATTTTCACATTTTTTAGAAATAGCTGCTGCTTATTCTTTCCTAGCATTGTCTCGTCATCCTTAACGCTGGCGTCAGCCCAAATCCAAGTTAAGCCGTCAATAAGAGCGTTTTTGGCAACGCCTTTTAAAAAAGAATTTATTGATGACCCTTGATTATCAATATTGTTTTCAAGATACTTGTATGCTTCATTATTTACTTTTAAAGAAGCGTCTTTCCTTACAAGGATAGATGTAAGATTATTAATTGTCTTTTTAAAATAGTTAAACAAAACGGCATGCTGCCTTCTGTTATTGTAGTCGTCATCTTTTTCAAGATTAAACTTCTTTAGATAGCTAGGGTCTTCGCCTATCGCCCTAAATCCAGCATACATATCATTAACTATTTTTAGATACTTCTTTTGCTTTATCATTTCCATATCTTGAAATTCAACGTTCATATTTAGAATATTTTCGTTCATTTTGTTCCTTTTTTTTAGTTCTTTTAGGTTAATTATACCATATCTAGGGTATAATATAAAATAAAAAAGGAAGTAAAATGGATATAGAAAAAATTATAAGAGATACGCTTAAAATTGAGGGGGTTCTTAGCGATAATGAAAATGACAAAGGCGGGTTAACGAAGTATGGAATATCACAAGCCGCTCATCCAAATCTTGACATAAAAAATCTTACGGAGCAGCAGGCTATCGAGATTTACAAAAAGGATTATTTTCTTAGAAATCAGTGTGACAAAATAAGAAGTGAGAAAATAGCTGAAATGTTCTTTGATCTTTGCGTCAATAGCGGAAATAAAACGGCAGTGACAATATTGCAACATGTATACAACTTTTATCCTTACCGCAAAACTATGCTAACAGAGGACGGCGTTTTAGGCGTGAATACTATAAACGCAATAAATGCGGTAGAGAATGAGAGGGATTTTTGTCTGCTACTTACAATTTTTAGAGGCATATTTTTTTACAAAATTACTCAAAAAAATGAATTACAAAACGTCTTTCTCAGAGGTTGGCTCAATAGGTTAGTAAAAGTATTTAATAACACTTTTTAATTTTTATACGTCCAGTTCTCAAAGTTAAGGGATTTTTTAGAAGCGACGTTTATAACGCCTCGTTCTAAATCCCTCTTTCTTTTGCTAACAGCTAGTCGTTCAGGAAATTTCTTATCAAGTATTCGCTCAATGCTGATATAAGGAAGCCTTGAAGCGACTTGACTCCAGTCTTGTATTGAATCATGAATCGTATCGATTATTTCATCTTTTGAATAACCTTTCTCGATCCACAAAGCTATTGATGATTGTGTTTTAATAGGAATCATACTTAGTATATCTACATTACTATTACTATCTGTAATTTCATCTATTTTTGCACGATTAACTATTTTTGCATATAAAATGGCATATTGTTCGCATATCTCTTTTATGACGGCTCTATGTTTGAATATATCATTACATATTTTGCTCGAAGTCTCTATTCTTGACGGGAACTTCTCGTTATAAAGTGTTTCAATAGTGATATATTTTCTCATATCATTATTTTTGCCCCAGTCGTCGAAATAAAACGCATTTAACATCCTGCATTGAGTGTATGTGTAGCCTTGCATTAGCCACCTTGTTATCATCTGAATACGTTTTTTAGTATGTTTGAAGTCTATCTTGACATAATTAGCCAGATCAATAATGATCTCTTTAGCTTCGTTCTCAAGAGAGGTATTTGCTTTAACTTCTTGATATGTATTATCAATTTTTATAACCTTGTCAAATACTTCTCTGTCTTTTTTGTGAGTGAGTTCAGCTTGCATTAAGGCTATAAACCATTTTTCTAGGTCTGCATTAGTTATGCTAAACTGCGCTTGAAGCGTTTTTATAGTAGAACTTACGCCTCTTTCAATTGCAAATGCAAAAAGTAAAAGCTGATTGTCCTTTATTTCTAACTCTTTCTGAATTGATATCATTTCTGATACCGCAGAATTATCTAATTTCATTTTGATTACCCCTTGTAATTGCGATCTGTCTTTTTATAGGATATAACTTATGCACCAAATAGCCAAGTGCGTCTACCATGTGATCCTTACCGCTTGTCTTATCGGGCGCGCCGTTTAGCCAAATCTGTTGTTCTAAACATTCTACCAAATTTTTGCATATATTCGTATTAACATACAGATGAATTTGATTCAGCCCGTTCCTAAACATAGAATTAACAGAGATTACCCTATCCTTTACAGAGGGATTTCTATTGTCGTTCATAACTTGAAAACCCGCTTGTTTAAGTAGAGAAATATCGCTCATAGAAGCATTTACGGTCTTTCTCTGATTCCCTGCTGCGTCAGGGTAAACTTTTATCGTATATCCATTATATCTTTCTGTCAATATCCGGATCATATCATTTGTATCAAAGGCGTTAGCAACCTCATCGATAACATATAACTCTTTATCTACTTCATTGTGTATGGCTACCACGGCACTCATTTTGCCCACGTTAAAGTCCATTCCTATATGCAAAATCTTATTACTTTTTGAAAATAGGCTATCATCAAGCTCAAGATCAAGATGATTCATGTTCCTATCAAAGCAATTATACACAATATCATTTTCAAGGTTCACATATTGCCCCTCAATATAGGCTTTCTGTAGATTTTTTGGGTATTGTTTAAGTAGGTCTAAAACATAGTTCTTATCTATAAAAATATTTTCTAAAGTATTTCCTCTAAAAGTCTGGAACTTCTTTTTGTCTTTCTCTGGAATATTTTCAAATGTATCATAACAAAACCTAAAGCCTTCAGGTGTAGTAGTGATAAAGCCGCTATTATGAATATTTATATCAAAAGAAGTATTATCTTTATTAATGTCTAAGCTCTTTCTATTTTGAATTTCAAGTGAAGCGTTAATATTTTGCTTACCAAGTCTATTTCTTGCAACTATTTTTTTCCAGCATAGATTAGCCTTGTCTCTTGGGAGCGTATCAAGCTCATCTATCCAAAAATCAGCATGTTCATAGCCTACAATACGTTCCGGATTTTCAAGAGAACGAAATATGATCTTAGTATTCCAACTAGGTATTTCCATTGTTTTATTTGACTTGTTGAGGTTATATGATACATTTAATTTTTCTAAAAACGCCTCAAATCTATCCCAAAGAATTGTGCGAAGCAAGTCAAAAGTAGGCTCATAAACTCCAAAAATATAAGTTCCTAAACCTTTCTCTTTGAAAGAGTTCCCAAAGATTTGGCAAAACTTAAATGTTCGTAACATTCCCGTTTCTGTCTTTCCGCTACCGAACCCCCCAAGAAAAAGAGAGTATTGAGCTTCAGAATCAAGAAAGGCTTTCTGATATCTAAGCACTTTTACTTTTGCTTTAAGCTTTTTCAACGTATTTCCTCAAAGTCAATATCGCTTACAATAGAAGTATTGGATGTATCGTTTATTGTTTTTGAGTAACCTCTGTCTTTAGCCTGCGTTTCAAGGAAAAACATTTGAGCTTTGACATTATTTCTCTCTATCGCATTGCTAATTAGAGAGTTCTCAACCTCATCTACTATATCTTGTTTTAGTATGTGCATAATTTCAGAAAGTAGAGGCTTCCGGCTTAGAATAGAGTTTAACCACATCCTGCTGTGTCCTATCGCTTCACAAGCCCTTACCGCAACACAACGATTTTTCCGATACTGATAGAGAAAGATCACTTCAAGATCAGAGAGGTTCTCATCATACTCGCCTAATTCTAGCTCTTTCCTATACTCCTCAACTTCAGCCATGTTCTCAAGAAACTTTGTAACCTTTTCTGTATTTTTTTTTGAGCCCCTCAATTCGATTCCGCGTCTGATTTGTTTGATATCGGGGCGTTTTTTTGTCTTACTTGTTTTCTGTTCCATTATGTTTTTCCATTTCTTTTTGTATGAAATTAAGGGATGATCTTAGCTTAATATTTTCAGCTAATAAATCTTTAATAAAGTTTTTTACTACTGGGATATCAGAAGCGTTGTTCCCAGTGAGGTGCGGTATAGGAGTCTTTTCTACCTCAAAAACTGACGGCGGTAAGGTAAAATGCTCTTTCACAATCTTTGTTTCGACTTCGGCCACGAAAGGCTTACTCGAACAACCTACAAAAAATGTAGATATAAGTAGAAATGACAATAACTTTTTCATCTTACCGCCTTTTCCAAATCATCAAAGAATGTTTTGAAGTCATCGCAAGAATTAGATGTCTTTACTTTCTTGATCTTTCCTATCTTAACATCATCAGCCTTTTGCTGTTTGATGAATATCACTTGCTGATTATGAAGTAATTCAAAGCGTTTGGCAATATACTTTTCATATTCATTTTTATCATCTTGCATTTTTTTTATGCTTACTTCCAGCTTACTATTGGCTAGGTTTAATTCCTTTATCTTACTGCTTTTATGGAAATAATCTCCAATAAAAAATACTACAAAACCTATACTAGCGATAATAGACACTATTTTTAAGATACTCATACAATTAACCTTTTATTATATTTTTTTTTTATGATACAATTATAGCATAAACGGGCTTAAACCCGCTAAAGAGTTAATCTCTCTAATCTTACTCCAAAAAAGATATGAGAAAAAGTTTTTATTTTTTTACCTTTTTCGCATATTGAGTGTAAAAAACTACGTTTTACACTCACGCTTTTTTTTTATCTCTTTCCTTTATTACACTTTGTTAAATTAATAACATACGGCTTTCTTAGAATAGCGTTCCTATCATATAAAATAGGTCTATGAGCTGATAGGGTATTTCCTGCGCCGTTTAGGTCTGCATGGATTTTTATTCCATTGTTAGAGATGAATAACCCTCGTTCTACCCTACGAGCTTTGTTAGCGTTTTCAGGGCATATTCTTTCATAATCAAGGAAAGAGCATTGAGAAGTATAAGCTTCAGAAAGAAACAAAACTTTTATTCCCGTTTTCTGGGCGTAATCTTTTATTTTTTTGTTTAAAAAGTAATATGAAATAAGGCTAAATTGAATAGCGCATTTTTTTCTTTTTACGCCGTGAAAATCGCCGATGATTAGCTCTTTCACATTACAAAAAATAGCCCAGTCAAATAAACGTTTAACAGCGTAGGTCATTATCTCTTTCGTTTTGTTAGAGCGCCAAAATTCAAGTTCTTTGTCTTTCGGATTTTTTAGATAATAGTAATTTGTGTTCTTTAAAAGTCCGCCTTTTATAAGTAAGGGTCTGTGACTGGGGTCAGGCGAATCAACGTAAGCTGCTATAAGCACATCAGCGCCAAGATCAACGCCGGCTGAATAAATGCCTTGATAATTTTTAGGTTGTGTTGCATTTTGCTCTACATATTCATATACGACAAAAAAGCCGAATCTATCTCTATGAAGTCTTACCATTTTAATTTGTTTTTTTGAATATGAGCGAAGTTTGAAAAAGTCTTTTGCGATAGGGAAAGAGATAGTTCCAAAGCTTCCTGCGTATAGCTCACATGTTCCTTCATCCTCATTTATCGCAAACATATCAACGCCAAAAAAGGCTATGAAAAACTCGGTATCTTTCCGCCTAAAGGTAGGCTTCTTGAATACGTCTTTTGATTTTAGATGATTTTCGAGATTAATTTTGTAATTGTTCGTAATACTTTTACAAAGAGCAGTCCCTAACTTTAGCTCTACTGAATTGTTAGAGAAGTCTTTGTTTATAGTCTTGTTATATTTTTTTCGTGCGGTAGAGAAAAGCGGTATCAGAACCGCTTTTTCTATTTTTTTTAACCTTTGGGAGTAATATAGCTTTTTCAAAATGGTATCTCCTCTGACTCTGACGAAGTTTTTTCAGAGAAAGCATTTCCTATTGTTGTTTCTTTTTCTCCAAGAAAATTAAACTTTATATGCCTTACTCTTGTAGCCTTTCCGTTTATTTTCATAACAACCGAGTCGCCGAACATTGAACTGAATATCTTGTTGATCTTGCTGTCGTTCGCTTCTTTCTCTTGTGTAGCTATGCTATATAGGAAAGACAAAGTCTTGTTCGAGATATAGCCCTTATTTAGCTCGTCAAGAAGTGTTGCTAGGTATGAGTCTGAATTTTTGAGATATTGGGCGTATTCATTATCTGCAGTAAAGGTTGAATTATTTTCATTCCTTGTATCAAATATATCTTTGATATTTTCCACCATTTTGACAATTGACTCAAAATCTTTGCTTTTTATGTAGCTCTCGATGATCTCAAGATTGTTATTCGTAGCATTTTGGACGAATTTTTTGTTTTCGGTCACGCAAGGGATATTAGCTTTAGCGGTATTGTATTTGTAAAAAGCTAGACATCCACAAAAAGCGTCAATTTCCCCTTCTATCGCACTGACAAAGTCATCCATTGTTTCATTAGGATGTTTTTCGGCTACCACGTTAGCTAGAGATGTAGATTGAGTAAAGTATGAAAAACGTCTATCTGACATTCCTATCTTTACCGCATTTTTATGATTTTGGGACAGAAATACAAGAAAATTATTCTTGACTTGAAGCTCTTGAATGCCTTTTTGATTAAGTAGAAAGGTATTGTCTGTTATAAGGCTTTTGAGCGTCTGAGTCACGTTGTCATTTTGAGAGAAGTCACTAGCACACTCGTTGAAGTTTACTATAAGTTTATTTTCAAGTGCGCTGTTAAATTCTCTTTTTAGCGAGCTTGCGATGACGTTGCATACATAATCTTTTGAGAATATAGGTGTTAAAACATTGTCAATTAACAAACCTTTACCTGCACCCTCTATACCTGCGAAAAGAATAGCTGTTCTGATCTTTTTTCTTGAAATTATGAAAGAAGTTAAGTAATTTATGAAATAATCTACATACTCATTTTTCTCAAAAAGGTTCAAAAGTAAAGTGTATATATGCGGTGTTTTTTTGTTAAGAATATCGATAAACTTGTCGCCATTACAAAGAAACTCTGTATTCTTAAATTGTTCGTGCTTGTCTTTTATTATCTGAAGTTTTGTTCTTTCTATTCTAAACTCGTTTATATGAGTGCCAAACGTATCATCCCACTGGGCTTCGTCTTTTTCAAAATCAAACTCGACAAAAACTTTTTTTACGTTCAATAGGTCTTTACATGGGTTTTTAAGCACTACATCTGCTTTCTTAAAGCTGTCATAAAGAAAGTGTTCTGCCGCCTCTTTCTTGAATACCTTTCTATCGCCGTTATCCTCGTTCAATAGGATATATCTTGCTCTTTTATAATCAAAAAACAGAAAGCAATTTTCTGATATTCTGCCAGTGCTACTTAAATCCTCAAAATTAGGCACATAGCCTAACTCCTCAACCTCGTTGCTTTCAGTTTCTGAAAGCTCTTCCCATGAATGTTTATTTTCCATGTTTAATCCTTTTATGTCTTGTGATAGTTATAATTTTACTATCGTTTTTAAAACAAAAAGTAAATATGACTGTATTTTTTAGTTTTTTAGAAAATTATATACGAGCGACACTAAATTTGCTACTATGCTCAATACAAAACCCAAGAAATAGAAAAAAGTCTTTTCTATCTTTATTTTTATCTCTTGCACGTTTGCAGAAATCGTATTTATCCTTTCATCTTGTCTTGAAAGGGTATCTTTCACGTTCCTTATTTCCTGCAAATCTTGTTCGATATTGTTAATCTTGACCTCGTGTCTTGCTTGCATATTTGAAATACTTTTTATTTCGTCCATACCTTTTTCCAGTCTATCTAGTGTTGTTTGAATTGATTGAAAGAGATCAAATTTCTTGCTGTTGTTATCATTATACATCCAGCAATCCTTTTTCAATAGGCATTTCTGGGATATCAGAACTTAAGATTGTCTCCTTTTGATATATATCTACTAACGCTTTGCGGTAGAGCTTAATCTGATCCAAAAAGTTCTTATCGTAAAAAAGTTTTGCGTCTGTTATCATATACTTATTCGTCTGCTCTATCAATTCCTTGATTTTTCCTTTGTTATATTGAGTATTTTCAGCTTCTAATAGTTTATTATCCTCAAATACAACTCCATTTTTAATAGAATAACACTTTTTCGGATCAAGTTCAAAATCAACCTCAATATATTTACTATCTGGCTGATTTAGAAGTTCTTGAATATCAATGTTATTAGCAAAAATAGTGGGATAAACCCTATTGTTGTCGATATAGCCGTAGTATTTTTTCATTTTTTTTATCCTCATTTTTATTACGCTTATTATATCTCAAAAAACTTAAATTTCGGCGCTACTTGCGGAAAAAACAATACAAGACACTTGAGCTTTTACTTTAAGCTTACTCCATTCGATAGCCCGTTCATCAAAAAACTCATCATATACCGCTGCGATATCAAGTCTGACACTTGATGAAAGATCAGTATTGTTATAGGTGTTGATTTTAAAATTGTTGATTAAGGCAACTTGGCTATCCTTGAAAAGAGGTAATCCTGCTATCGCTATTGAATTAGAGTCTATATTCTTTAAAAAATTCACTTGAAATTGTGCGTAATATCTTGATAATAGCGTAATATTTGCGATATTATAAGAACTCTGAATAATAGTTCCAGCGGGCGTTCCGTCCGTTTGAAATACAATTCCTGCTTTTACTTTACCGAATCCAGAAGCGAAAGGGATTGTTTGAAGTTGCCAAATCAGTGAATTGTTGACTGGGTTTTTGTCCGCGTTATCTTGAATAGCTATGTATATCACGCCTTCATAAGATACTATATCGCCTATCTGATATTGCTGGCTTGCGAGCCACTTTTTAGCGTTAGTCTTTATCGCTTGAGATATGACGCCCTCAAAACTGAAAATACCATTTGTTCTTTCTTGACTTTTTATTCTTAGATTTTCAAAAATGGTATTTGTGCTGTCATCGATACTTTTTTCAACGTTATATTGGATCATATTTTGCCCCTTTCCTTATTGATTGCTTGTTAAGATTACAAATTTCAAAGCGGGGCTTTTTACCGTAAGAGCCGGAACTTTGAAAAATATATAGTCTCTATGTTTTTGAACGACATTTGCAAAATGTCTTATTTGAAACTTTACGCCCGACGAATAGTATAAGCCGCCGTCACAAGTGAATACAAGGTAATCTGCGTTTATTAACCCTGCCTGCGGAGAGAAAGTGAGCTTGTAAAGTCCATTGCCATAATTGATTAAACTTTGAATATTCCACTGATTTGTAATAGAAAGAGCATTCACATCTACTATACCGCTACCGCTTCCGAGGTATTGTAACCTTGCCATAGCTGAAACGTAAAAAAAACCTTGCTGCAAGTTTTTTATTGTTATCTCTTTCCATGCTGAAGTTACAGATATCGGATTATTCCCCTTTTGATTGTTTATTAATGAAATGAAAATATTTACGCCGTATGAAACTATATCGCCCTTGCTATAGATTGAGGTTGGATTCCACTTTCTACCTGCGATATTAGGGTGAAGAGAACTAATTCCTTGAAGTGTTGGGATATTGTTATCTTGAAGTGTTTCAGAGTGCGAAAACATTATATCATTAAAGTCTTTGGCTACTTTTTTTGTCTTATTAGCAAGTTCTTGAATTGTCATTTTTACTCCTTATAGAAACATTATGTTAATGATCGGTTTATATTTTACTTCGTGTATATTTATTTTTATTTTAAGAGTATTGTCATTATTCTCTATACATTTTCCCACTACCGCATAATCCTTGTTGTTAATCAAATTTGCTTGAATCAAAGAATCATCTATGTTGATCGCTTCAAATGAAAATCCATACATAAGAGGCGTATTCGCCCCCGCTCTGATATTGTCGTCAACGATGATATGAAGTTCATCGTCCGAAACAACTAAAACGGATTGAACGTTTTGCGATTGCATAATCATATTTATTGACATATCAAAGGCGACATATCCAGTAAGTCCGCGCCCTATTTTTGAGTCTGCTGTTTTTATTTTACTCCAGTGGGCTAAATTGTTTATATTTTCGTTTGTATCTTGTTTTGCGATATATACAGAGTTATCATCCGTGACTATATCGCCTTGATTGTAGAAATTTGTCGATAGCCACTGCTTACCCGTTTTCGTTAGTTCGCTTTTTGTAAATTTTTGATAGCTATTTACGATCAACCCGTCTGATAGTGTGATACTTGTATCGCCAGAATAAAAGAATCTTTCTAAATCTGATACTAATTTTTCCGTCTTTTTTTGATTGAAACTCATTTTTATTACTCCAATATAACTACTTCAAAGGATACTTTATATGTCGTTCCATTATACTTGACCTTTGGATCGGATATTATATCACATTTTCTTTTTTCCACTTTCCCAAATACATCTATATCAGCAAGAAAATATTCTTTTCCGCTATCTATTGTGAAGAATAAAAAACGGAGCATGCTTTCCATTTCTTTTTCATTTAATGTAAATGAAAGAGATACATTGTCGTTCCCGTAAGAAACGTATCTGTTCTGCGGCAAAATGTTTACATCGTCATTAGTCAAAAAACGATCAGAATACGTAAAAGAGTAGCCGTCCACATCTGCAATAAAAGGACATTGAGCTATATTGTTATCGTTCATATCTGTAAAACCTCATCTGTTAATATTTTTACTTCATTATATTTATTTATGTCTTTGCTAGTCACTAAAGTATTAATATTTAGAAGCGATAAGCATATATCTTTCATATCTTGATCTGCCATGATATTCATATCAAGTTGTTGATTGATATACTTTAGTGTATTGATAATTTTAAAAAGTGCGTCATCTAGCTCCCTCAAATCGTTCCCGACATCTTGTTTTTTCTGTAGCAGTTCAAGCGTGACATTATACAAGTCTGCCTCTACATTCGATATGGTAGGCATAGCGGTAAGAATATATTCAGCTTCGCCGAATCCGAGATAAAAATCAGCCATAAAGCTTTCCGTTCCATTCTTTAGAACCTGCTCGAAAAAGCCTTTAAAAAGGAAACATTCATCACTTGAGTAAAGCATAGTTACTCTTACTGGAATATAGTTATTCACATAATACACCTTTTGATAACTAGATGTAAAATTATGTAAATAAAAACCTAGCGTTAATGTAAAATCTGCGTCAGTTACTTTTATCAATTCTTTTGGCATTACTTGCATTTTTATTCCCTATATTCTTGTAGCGATAATGTAACGTTTACGGGTTTTTCAGTTCCAAAAGTTAGTTCAGATACTGACATATCTTTAATGATATACGAGTCAAGCAATTCAACCTTATCGCCAATAAGTGCGATAGTAGAAGGAGTAATCTCAACTCCAATTTGACTTCCATTGAGCTTCAAGCTGATCATATCAGTAAAGTTATTTTGATTTTCAATTTCAAATATACCCGTATGATCGTTTGTTTTCAAATCAACGACTTGACAGAAGTAAGTCTTTCCTTGCTTGAAGTCAACACTCTGATTAAACGTTAAGGTATTGTTTTTAATCTCTTTCAATCCTACCGCTATATTTCCGTCAATGTATTCAGACATTACCCCGACCCTATCATTTAGTTCTGGGATAATGCCTAGCATAGAAGTTTCGATAGTGCAGGTTTTTATTACGTTCGCCATTTTTGTGTAAAAACGCCTAACCGCTTTCTGGGCGGTATTGAAATCTGTGACTCCGTAAAGAATTACCTCATCGTATGAGTTCATATTCTCTGGATATTCGATTTCCGAAAATGTTACTTCCCCTTGTTTTAGGTATTTTCCAAGAATCCCTCTACTTTCTTCGAACTTATCTTTTATCTGATACGAAAATGAGATTTTTGAAGTATTCTTTGAAGTGAATACATATTTGTTGTAGTGTTGAGGTTCATCCTTTCTTATTATAAACCTTGTCAATGCAGGGTAAAACAAATAGCCGAAAGACTTCAATATATTTGATATTTGCGTGAAAGCGGTTTCTTTCGTGTCGAGAAGTATTCCTATTTTTTCAGACAATTGTTCTCTTATTTCAAGAAATTCTAAGCTCTCGTTCATTCCATATTTTGAGTTCATCCACAAGTCTTTTATGCAATCAGCTATGGTATCGCCCTTATCAGTTCTTTTGCAATCGACATTTATTTTTACTGCGCTGTTTGAGGTTGTTTTTGAGCTAACTCGAACTAAAAAAGAAGCTGTCGTAATATCATTTAGCTTATCGCACTCATTGACAGAGTCCATACCTACGACAGACATAAGCGTAGCTGAATCAACTTCTTGAGATTTTACCTTTGGTTTTTTCCCCATATTTTTTATCCTTTTTCTATTTCCTAAAAAGCCCTATCTTGTAACGACTAGGGCGAAGTTTTGTGATGAGAATTGAATGATTAAAAGTTTCCATATTACTTGAGCTAACTGAAAATGTATTGCTCTGCCTAAAGCCGGTTTCATTATCATCATCATCAATCTCAATTAAGATCACTTGAATATTTGCGCTACAACTATCTATACCGCCGTCAGATTTAGATGTATATAAGCCATTTGTAAATGAAATGTTAATAAGTACCTTGTCTATTTTTGTCCCCTTGTCATTGATCGTGTGCCAAAATACTGAAGCGCCTTGATTGAATTGAAGCCCAGTAATATTTTTGCATTGGTGCGTAATATAATTTAAAAAATCCCCCGGTACTATTGAGCCGAATGCTTGCTTGATACTTTTGTTTATGTCCTTTTTTCCTATACCGCTTTGCTGACTCCAAAATTTTAATGAATCGTTTGAGTTCGTATCATCATAATGTGTCGCCATATTTTTTGACGATGTTTTGTCAAGAAAGACATCATATATTTCAAAATTTCCCACGCCAAGAGTAGTATGGATTAGGGAATATTCCTCATTGTTGTAGTAGAAATTATACACAGGAGCTATAAGATTTGGATATCGTCTTAATCTGCCATATTGAATTGGGAAAGGTTCTCCAACTTTTGATATAATTTGATCGATTTGAGATGAGTATATAGATGAAAATGTCTGACTATCATTATTTTTTGGCTTATACAAAGACTTCATTATATAGCTTATTACAAGCGTTAAAACAATTTGAATGATAAAATATAACACCTGCATCCATTGCGGTAAGTGATTGATGAAGATCACATCATTATCGCTTAGCTCCATATCATAATTTTCTAACTCGATCAGCTTCTCGTTCACATATACATTAGTTCTCGTTCCAAAGCCTTGCGGGTAAAGCATAAGAAGTAAGTCTACTAGCCTTGCATTATCCTCAAGGCTTACTTCCTTTACGTCACTGACTTCATTTTCGATACTAAGCGTTTTATAAAAAATTCTCATTTTCTCTTTCTTTCCGATAAAACTAATACATCGTGTGAATTTATTAAAAAGCAATAAAGGTTCTCGATACACACGTTCGTATTCTCATCTTTTGCGTGTATTATATCATACTTTGATAAAGCATAGCCTGCATGTGAAAAATATCTTGAATTGTTATTTTTTATGAGAATAATATCGCCCTTCTTTATTTTTGATATGTCATTATGAATGTCAAAGCCGAGTTTAGAAAGCACTTCCCTGAAGTTTCTAGTATGACAATATTTTACGCTGTTTTGTTCTACGCCAAAAAACGTGTCTCTGCAATATACAAAAAATTGTTCCGAAAAAAAACAACATAGCCCAAGGCAATTCACTTTCTTGTCTTTCGGGAGAAAGCAATCCTTATCATATTTGTATGTTAATATTTCATTAATTTTGTCATCAAACATACTTTAGACCTCTAAGATTTGTATAGCTCATTTTATGACTAGGGATTTGAGTTTGAATGGATAGAAGCATTGCTCCACGAAGCACTATTGCGTTCCCTTCGATCAATCCTTGCGTAACCTCGAACTTAAACGGCGTCTGAATTGCTGGGTAATTAGCGTTTTTGAGTGTGTAGAAGCGATACTTGATTACGATCCTCTCATTTGAATTACGTAGAATATTGTCTAAAAGCCTAATATTTTCAACGGAAGCTAACGAGAATGTGATCTGAATGTTTAGGTTGCTCTCCTCAACGAACTTTGGCATTTGCACGATAAAAGCAGAAGGAAGGAAAGTTTTTTTCGCCCCCGTTTCTATCGTAAGCTCCATTGGTTCAGAGTATTTACATATATATAAAGGTCTTTCTAACAAAGAGTGAGAAAGCTCTAACGTTTCTATGAATACTTCCTTCTTTTGACCTGAAAAAATCTCTTGTAATTCTTTCGATAGCATTTTTTATTTCCTTTGCATATTATACATGTTCGACATAACTTTTTGCGTTTCAGAATTTTGATTCATAAATCTGTCGGCCAATTGCTTGTCAAGGATATCGATCGTAATATTTCCATTGCTATCAGATGACTGATTTACTACAGCTTTAGAATTGTTATTTACGATCACATTAACATTTACATTAGCGCTTGAGTTCGGAACCGGTATGTTCGAAGCTTCAACTCCGAGCTTTCCATTTTTCCGAGTCAACGGCATAATTGCTTCCGGTCCAGCTTCGCCCATTATCGCGGGTCCTCTCGATGTTGAAAACATAGTAGGAGTCGTTACTATACCGCCGGTTGCAAAAGCTCTCACTGGTTGTTCTGCGCCATTAATAAACACACCGCCGTTTGCATATCCGCCCCCAAAGAAAGACATTGCGGCTTTCATTGTTTGCATAGCTATCATTTGAGTCATAACTTGAGATATGCTTTGAAGTATACCTAGTAAAATGTTTTTTGCCAAGTCCTTCAACTTCAAAAAGCTTTCTGAAGTATAATCAAAGAAATCAGAAAAGGCACTCTGTAAACTCCACTCGACATTTTCCATTACTTCACGCGACTTTGAGGCGTAATCTTCCATATATTTATTTGTTTGCTGCATATACTGCTGAAATCCTGCAAGAAAATCTTTCCTGCTATTAAGCTGCTCCTCTCTTAAGTTTTGATACTCCAGCTCTAATTCCTTCAAATTAGCTACTTCCATTTCTTGTTGTTGCTGAAGTGTATAACCTTGCTGAATTAGCTCGTTCTTATACATTAATGCCTTAAGGTTTTTCGCTTCCTCGAATTGTTGTGTTTTCGTTAAATATTCTAACTGCTTATCTTGCTGTTCTTTCGTTTCACTATACCGCTTTTGTATATCGTTTTTTTGAGATTCTAAAGCACTCTCTTGTAACTCTCGTTCCTTTGCCGCCAATAGTTCCTTCTGTTCTTGAAGCGTATATGATTTTTCTGCGATCTCGTTCCTATAGATTTCAAGCTCTATTCTTGCGGCTTCTTGATATTGCTTTAGAGCATTGAAGTAATCAAGCTTATCCTGCAATATATCATTATCATCTCTTGTTTTAGTTTTTTTAGAATTGCTTTTAGGTAGCTGATTCGCCGATCCATAGAAAGTATTTACTATCTTATTTTGTCCCTCAAGTCTTTCATCTCTCTTTTTTCTCTCAAGTTCATCTTGTTTTTGACTTACACCTTTTTGAGAATAAACATTACTTTTGATATCAATTTCAGATATTGTATTTTTCATTTTTTCGGCAAGGCTAGTCATCATATCGCTTGTCTTTGACAAATCATCAGAAGCTTTAAGATGACTTAAGGCTGTTTTTAGGTCCGCACTTCCCGCTGTTTTTAAGCTTTCCTCAATATCCTTTACTTCCTTATTAAGCTCACGTGCTTTTTGCAAATATCCTTCAAACGGGTTGTCTGTCTTGTATATGCCGATATCAAACTCTAAGTTCTTTCCAAGTTCATATACGAAGTAATACCACTTCCTTTTGAATTCAATAGCCCACTTTTCAAAGAGCACGGTTATATGCTTGAATATTCCTACAAATGCGTCTTTCATACCCTTTGCAACCTCTACAATCGATTCAAAGTAGAGAGCTACCTTCGCAAAGCCTGCTAACGTAGATATAACAGCCTTAATAGATGACTTCAATACTTCGCCTATCGCAACTAACATATCTTTATCTTTCAAAATGTCTTGAAAATGTTGAGATACTTCTGATATTGATGATTTTAGTCCGTCGAATATCCCAGTCTGTCTGCCTACATTGTCAACAAAAACTTCCCAAGCGTCCTGCATGTTCGACATAACTCCGTTCCAAGTTTTTGATTGATCGTCCATAGCCCCTGCAAATCTTGAGTCTGAAATCATTGCAAGGGTAGATAGAATTGCCTCTTTGTTGTTCTCAACAATAGTCGTTCGCATTTTCCCAAAGCTATCGCTCCATTGAATGAAAGCTTGTCCGTTCGCTTGAGCTACCTTAAAGCCGAGCTCTTTCATTCTTTCAAACTCGCCCGTTGAAGCGTCGGCCATTGCCTCGACAACATCGTCAAAAGATTTTCCCATAGCTGAAGCTAAATCGCCGTAAGCTCTCATTTGATCTACCGGAAGTCCGTAAGCTTGCATTTTTACAAAAGCATTAGAAATTTCTTGAAGTGAATAAGGCGTTTCAGCGGCAAATTTTTGAAGCATTTTCATTTGTTCTTTTGCTTCCGCTGTCGTTCCTGCAATACTTCGTAGCTTGACCTCTATCTGCTCGAATGCAGCAGGTGTTGATATAAACTGCTTGCTAATATCAAAGACTTTCATAGCTCCGAGATAGCCTATTGTAGCTTTCAACATAGTATTCATACTTGACAAAGACGATGACATTTTAGAAAAATTAGATGAGTCATTTACTTTTTTTTGCTCATTATTCAGTTTTTTTGTATTTTCAGTTACATTTTTTGTAGATTGTTCTAATTGTTTTGTATCTTTCTTTGCCTTTTCAAAACCGGTGCTAGTAAGCTGAACTACTATTTTATATGGATTCATTTTTTGCTGTCCTTGTCAATTTCTTTTTGGATTTCAAAATCTATAAGCTGTATTATATCGAAAATCGCCTTAATATCTGACGTGTGATCGAAACAAGATGAAATATAAGAGTAAATACTTTTTAAATCTAATTTTCCAAACTCGTTCCTGAAAGACAAAGCGGTAAAGAGAAAGAAGTTTAGCTGCATGTAGAATGGATTGTCTTTTAATTCATTGAGTTGTTTGCATACGAATACTTCATTGTATTCGTCATATTCGTAAAACTTTTCGTTATGTTCGGCTACATTTTTTATTTTACATAGAGGGGTTTTTGAGTTAGCCTTACACTTCTTGCATATTTCATCATTTTTCAAGAAGTGTAAGAAATTGAGAACTATTTTTTTTTAATTTTTTCCATTTTTTTTCTGACTTTATCCATTAGTTGATTGCAGAAAAGGGTTGAAAATCTATACATTTTTCGTTTATTCTCATCGGTGCATTTCATTTCGTTATCGTTTTCATCTGAAATGTTAGTCCAAGAGATTAAAGTTTTGACAAATAATTCCTCGTTCAACTCTAATATCTTTTCAGAATTTGCTTCATCTGAAAAATCTAAATCCTTGAAAGGGCGCATAATTAGAAAGTGAGTTCTATCATCGATCTCTGAAAAAGTGATTGAAAATTGCTCTTGTGAAAAAGGCGAAGTTTTTTCAAAATCCTTGTTCGTGATCACGACTTCAGTTAATGTTGTTTTTATTTTCATTTTTTTCTCCTTTTAGAATATTTGTTGTTGTTCTCTTTCTCTTTTCGAATAGAAATCTCTGTTGTCGAGAAATTTCGCTCCAAGCCTTTGCATTCCTACTATTGCGACATAGCCTACGAGCATTTCAGTGTCTAGTTCACATAAAAAGCTATGTCTTATAAAAGCAATAGTGGCTACCAAGTTCGCTACATTAGTCCAGAACTTACTTTGAGAGAAAGTTTTGTAGCGATTATCTTGGAATAGCTCAAGAAAAAATTTTTTAAACATCGTATCTTTCTGCTTTGTTATTTTTTAATACGATCTCGACTGCTTCGCTGTTATCCTCAAACGGCGAATATGTAACCGAAAGTGAAACTGCACCAGGGCTTTCCGCTGTTGGAGATTTTGGCGTGATCGTTCCTTTTGGGAATATGAACGACACTGATTCTCCGTCTTTGTTTACCGCCGTGAGCGTAATATCAAATATAGTATCGTTCTTTGAGTTTTCTAATATCATCGCATTTTCTGGATCCATGATCAAGTCCATCTCTAACGTTGCCGATACTTTACCTTCAACTATCTTGCCAAAACTTCCCTTATCGACTATCAGGCGTTTACCCTCTGCGTTGTTGTTTAGAGTGAATGTCGCCTTTTCTGCGGTAGCGGTAATGTTGCTGTTCTTTGAGCTTGAAATAGAAACTTCAAATTGTTCGAATGAAGTTCCATATAGCATTTTCGATGTTTTGTCGTCGAGTATAACGCTATCAGTAGCTTTTAGCCCCTTATCGATCGTTCCGTCAATTACGATAGCTTTTTCAGTCTTTTTCACTTCTTTTACTACAAATATCTCTGTAGTAAGATACACGTTTGCTGACGCTGTTATTGCTTTTTCTAATCCACGAGAAAGGTAAACTACATTTCCTGATACCGCTTTAACTTGATACGCCCCTGCACCTTCAATTGTAATGTAGTCATTTTTTGAAATGTCAGTTGCAACTACTACACTTACAGATGTGTCGCCACGATCAGCTTTTGCTATTGTAGTTACTTGCTTTTTAATTGTTATCGTATCTTTCTCATTTATGCCGTCTACAGAAACAAGATGAAGTATATTAGCTCCTTGATTTTCTACTTGAGCTAATTTAACTTCCTTTGCATTGACACGAAATGGATAGAAAAACTCGTTCCTTCCGATAACTTCTAACGTTGCATAAAGCTCGCCCTCTCCGCCAAACTCGACCGACATACTATTGACTTTTACGCCAGTTGTCCTATATGTTAGAGGCGTTCCTGAATAGCTTTTTTCAAGCTGAATTGACGGGATATTGTCCTTTGAGATCGTGAATGAGTGCTTTTTCTTTCCAGCTTCATCTGTTTGAGTATATTTTCCAAGAAGCGCATAAGCCCAAAAACCGAATTGATTATTGTCAATGCCTACCTTTATATTCCCTGATACCTCAACATTTCCCTTTGCTGATTTTGAAGGGCTTCTCGTTCCGCCAAAAAGCTCTGACTCAACGGCATTTTGGCTGTAAGAAATCGAGCTTTCCGCTATCTTAAACTTCTGGAACTTTGCTTCTGCGTCTGTCGTCATTATTAGATCGCCGTAATTTGGTTCTAATGCAACCTTGTAGACAATACTGCTGTTTGAAATGCTGTCTCTTTTATTATAAGCCATATTTTATTCCTTTTTTGATTTTTATTTACTCATTATAGCATTTTTTTAATATAAAAGACACATATCCGTAAAAATATCCAACCTTTTCGTTTACTTGACCCGTTGAGGATATTGTCATTAATGTCTTTCCTTGATATGTCTCGCTAAGCTCATTTAATGTATCGAAAATGTTTAGCCACTCTTGCTTTGTTTTTGCAAAGATATGGATAAAAAGAATACATTTATATTCAAAATTGTAATCATCTTGACCTAACGTAACTCTTTCCTTTACCATAGGATGATACGCGAGCTTGATAAATGTATTCTTTTCCGGACTATACCTTACGTTTATTCCAGTATCAAATACCACGGGGCAAAGAGTCCATTTTTGTTTGAAAAAAGCATTGAGATCGTCAAATATTTTTCTTTGCTGATTCATATTCTTTTACCTTTTTAATTTTAGTAGCCACTGCTGGATAATAGGTTCTAATCCCTCTGGTAGCTGTTTTGAGTGATGATATTCGGGCGATAGGATGAAATCAGCATACTCTGCATTGTTGCTGATTTCAAAAGAATCTTCATCAAGCTGAATAACTTGAGAATAGCTCGATCTTAGGTTGCCCGTATCTACGGGGGTAGCCATAATCATATCATCACGAAGTATTTCAAGCTTATTTTTTATGTCTTGATTTACATCTTGTTTTATTTCATCAAAAAAAACTTCTGCATTCATATTTTTGTTATTGTTAGTATTTGAATTATTATTTCATCTTTGTATTTTATGTTTTTTACATCCAATATGCTGTGTGAAAGTCCGTTGAATACTACCTCATCTTGTATCGTTATATCTCTGGCTAAAACAACTATCTGTTCTTTACCCTCGCTTATCGTCACGCTATCTGTCATTACCTTATTTAAGGAAAGTAAAAGAACTTTATCACTCTTTGTTATGTAAAATGTTTCGATCTCTGATGTTTCATATTCATACGTATTTGTGATCTCATTATAAGATTGTTCTGTTTTTTTTACTATCGTGCACTTATTTCCCCACTTTTTCAACAATCTTTCTGTCATTTCCCTACATCTGTTTGCGCTTGCCATGTTAAACCCTTTGTATGTGAATTGTAGAAAAACCTTTATTGTCTTTCAAATAATCTTTGGCGATATAACTATTCATAGTTGCAAAAAGGAACGGATGTTCTGAAACATTAGCTCTTTGGATATCCTTGCTTTCGAAATAATGAGCTTCAATAACGTCAACTTTCTCTGATTGTATTTCTTGCTTTATGCTTCTGTCAATTATTGAAAAATGCGTCCCTTTTATTATTTCGTTAACAATATAAATCGTTGCGGTTTGAACTTTGAAAGGAACTTCAATTTCGCCGTTTCTAGGAAATTCATGTGCTTGTTTGCTATCCGTTTTTTCTCCGATATACGGGAAAGCTACATCCAATATCATGCTGGCTGTATCAATTAGAATATCTATAGCTTCATCTGTCATTTTTGCTATTTTTTCTTTATTTTCGCCAAGAATGACATTTACTTCAATTCGTTTTCTAAGCTCCTCTGTAGTTACATATCCGTTATTCATTTTCCGCTTCCCTTATCGCTTTTGCATTTTCGATCATCGCTTGCATTATATCTGGGTAGCCTCTGCCTTTTAAAAATTTCGAAGTATATCTGCCCTCGACAAGAAATAGACCTTGACTAGAAAATTCTACATCATCATCATTTTTTGCCTCTTTTGCTTCTTGATTTTGAGTATCAACGTTACTATCATTGCTGTCGTTGTTGTCGTTGTTAGCTTCATCATTTTCATTAGATGTAGAGGTAAAGAGATTGTCAGTGTCTTTCGGCTGTGTTGTTTCTTTTAGCAGCTTTAATAAATTTGGAACTGAATCGTTTTCGTCGAACTGAACGTTAGCCTCGATTAACGCTTGTATTACTTCATTTTTTTTCATTTTTACTCCTCTTTTTTTTTGTTTTTCTATTATATCATAAAATAGTTAAATAAGTGATATGCGTCCGCTATATCCTCGAATTTTTTACTATCCTTACTTATATTTGAAAGTTTTTGAAGCTTTTCTAATTCTCTTTCCTTTATCGCATTAATCATATCTTTCTTTCCCGCATTGCCATTATCGGTAACTTGTTTTTTTAAACTCTTTGGGGGTATGATAGAGTATGTGATCCCGCTTTCTAGCAGGCTTACTAATATCACATAAAATAGCCCTGCAAGTTGTCTATTAGAAGCTTGCGAGCTTGCGAAAGATAAGCCCTCGATATTTATATGCTTTATGTCGTTCTCTTTGATTATCTGTAAAATGCTATTTTTTATAAAAACAATTCTATTCTCATTAGTTTCTTTTTTATCTGAAATGATAGAGCGTGTTTTTGTTACCCCTAGCTTTTTTGAGCCTATACACATTGCGGTATGAGAGAAAGATTGATCTATGCCTGCTATAATTGTGTCGTCTGAAATATTCGGGGATTGTGAGTTGGTTTTATTGTAAGAGTGAGAGTGAGATGAAGTTATCTCACTCTGTTTAGGATTAAGCACTTGTTATGCTTTAGTTTCAAGTGCAAGGAAAGGGGCTTGACCTTTGTCAATAAGTCTTTCCCAATTAGTTTTGTTCGCGAGTTCCGCAAGGGAAGGAGATACAGAAGTTTGATTTGCTTTCTTGTAGGTATAGCCGTTTGGATGAAGCAAATAGCCCATTCTTGAAATCACAGTCGTTTCGCCTGAACCTTTGCCGGTTTTTGCGTCCCTTTGTGTTTCGATCGGGAGCTCAATCGCAGCCGGAGCAAATACGAATGCACCGCGTTTTACGATGAATGAAGTGATCGTTTCAGTTGTGACTGGGCACATTTCTGACGTAATAATAGCTTTGCCGTCATACATGTCATAAATTGCGCCATTTTGGAAATCAGCAGGCTTGAATAGCTCTTTGTTCGCCTTTTTGATAGCGGCTTTCACTTTTGGATGAACAATGAGTAGATCGAACTCATCCATTCTTTCGCCTGCAAGGGCTAAAGTGTCGACTAACAAGCCATATTCAAATGCTTGTGTCTTATTCGTAAGAACGTTATCTCCGCTCTTATTTGCTTTATTTGACTCGATACATCCTATGATTGTATTGATGATCTGCTTTTGAATTTGCTCCTGCCAAAATGCTCCGAAAAACTCTTGGGCTTTTGAGATCGGGTCTGGGCTTTGACCTACATACTTGACAATGTCTTTTTGAGTGAAAGCTTTGTTGAAGAATCCAATCCACGCTTGACTTTTGACCTCATCTATAGAAGTCGGAGTAATGCCGTCGTCGCTATCATCGCCTATTGAAGCTTCTGAAAACACGGGGCGTTTAACGTAAGGGATATTTAAAAGCGAACCCGTTCCTATTGAACCTACAAGATTACTGATATTTTCATCTTGAACGATAATTCCTGACTCTAGCAATTTTGTAAGCGGTGCTGCACCTAGGATATCTTTAGTAGCCCAAAGAGAGCTTGCTAACACGCTAGATAAGTTGATTTTACCCATCTTTTTTCCTTTTTATTATTATTTTTGTAGTTTTTATTCTTTTTTAAAAAGAGAGCCTAAAAAAAAGGCTCTCGACACAAGAGGTTTTATGTTCCTAAAAAGGAGCCACATGAAAAACAAATCGTAAGCAACATACATTGCTTACTATTGTAATTATAGCATATTTTTAAGAAAATTGCATTAATTTTCTAAAATATTGATATTTTGATTTTTTGCTTTTTCAAGAAATTTTCTTGAGAAATCGGATAACCCAGTATCATTTACTGAAGTGCTAGACACTCCTTGAGTTATATTTATCCCGCTGCCATTCTTTGAGTCGTTCTTGAAAAGGAAAGACATTGAACCTGATTTTAACTCTGCGATCTTGTCATCGATAGTCACGGGTAATCCATTTTTTCTTACTAATGTGCCGTCATCATTCTTATATACGACGACTCCATTTTCGAAAGAAGCGCCCCTCTTTAAATGCGATATGGCGATGAGGTTAGCCTCATCATTTATTGTGTTTAGGCTCGCTGAACGCTTGAATAGCTCAAGGTCCATATCTCTATCAAAAATTTTGCTCTCGTATTCTTGTTTTTGCTTGATGAGCTCATTTTCTTTAGTTTGGAGTAGCTTTTCTAAGCTTTTTAACTCTTTACTTTGCGTATCAGTATTTTGAGTTTTTATAGCTTCTGGGAGCTTTTCTAAGTCATCAACATTAAAAAGTTTTTTCACGCTATCTATTTGAGATGAAGCTTGTTTTTTTTCACTCTCTGCGAGGGTAAGTTTTTTTTCAACATCTTGTATCTCTTTCTCCATTTTTTGATACTTCTCAATGAAGCTCTGCAACTCCGTGCAATCTATTTTTTCAGCCTGAAGTTTGGCTAGAAATTCTTTTAACATTTTCTCTTGTCCTTTCTGATATATTGAATATGTCGTATTATATCTAAAAACGTAAAGAAATACAAAGAATAGGAATAACTTAAGAAACCTTAAAAACTTTTCTTAATCAGACTATTTTTATCCTATTTAGTAATATTATTTTAAAGAT